TTTAATGCATCTCTTAAAGCAGCTTGTGCTTCCTTTTTTGTAGTACCTCCTTTTCGTTCTATTTTTTTTCTTTTTCCATCAACTTTGCCAGCTTCAAAGTAATAATACCATGATGTACCTCTTTTTCTTACTCCACCTTCCATTAATGTTGCCTCCTTTTCGAATATATGTTCTTTTTTGTTTTATAAATTAGCCAGTTTGCATAGAGCAACTGGTTTATAACGTTATTGTTATCAAATTTTATTTTTTTATGTGGTGTTCGTCAGGAACACTTTTTTAATCAATTTAATTTAGATTGAACTTATACTTAATTAGTTCAACAGGAATTCTATAGTATGACGCTATTTGCTCAATACAACAATTTTTAAAATATAATAGGTCAATTTGATTTTCATCAATTAATAATTCAGCAGCAAACTCATTAGCTTCTCTTTCGAATTTTCCACGATCATACAATGTGTGGTCGTGTAGAAAAAATGCAGAATTACTGAAATGTCTTATAGCATGTCCTAATTCGTGAGCTAGAACTGCTCTCAAATCAAATTCATCAACAATTCTAGTCATGTTTATAATAATAAATTTTCTTCTCAATACCTTTTTAAATATACCTTTTGGAGAATAGGGAGATAGGTTCTCAAACTTAACTATAATCCCTAAATCTTTAGATATGGTATAAGGGTCTCTAGTTTTGTATTTTTTCACGAGGCTTTGAACCTTCTTTTTATAATTTATCACTAAAACCCCACCTTATTACTTTTTTCTTTTATTCATAGTTTTAGCTTCCCAAAACAATTCTGACATTAAATCTAACATTTCTTTTTTAGCTTCATCATTAAGTTCATCATTCATAAAGAAAGCTTCATTAGATTTTTTCATTTCTTCTAAATATTGCTTTTTATCTCTAGAAGTAACTTTATATTTATCTGTATATTCTTTCGGAATATTTATTTGATGGTGACTTAAATTTAAATTAGAAGTGGATAAGTCTCTACCTAAAAGGTAATCAACAGAAACTTCAAATAAATCAGCTATTTTTTTTAAAGTATCATTGTCAGGCTCTCTTTTTTCAGTTTCATATTGAGAAATATTATTTTTAGTCTTATTTAGAAACTTACCTAAATCTTCTTGTGTCATTTCCTTTGATAATCTTAATTTTTTTATATTATTACCTAACATAATTCATCACTCCTGCTTTAATTATAGTAAACAAAATGGTTATTTAAAGTATAGTTAACAAAAAGGTTACAAAATTTAAAAAATATATTGACAATAACCGAATTGGTTACTATAATTAAAATATAGAAAGGTAACAAAATGGTTACTTAAATGGAGGTGAAAAAAATGACTCTAAAATCTATAAGAGAAAAATATAATCTTACATTAATGCAAGTATCAGAATATATAGGCTGTAGTAAGCAGGGCTACTGGAATTATGAAAAAGGCATTAGAAAGTTGCCATTAGATAAAGCTGTAAAGCTATCTAATCTGTATAATATTTCTTTAGAAGAAATATCGTTATATATTTCTAGTAACCATAATGTTAACTGATTGGGTTATAAATTTATTATATAGCTAAAAATTTCAACATAACATCGAAAGCCAGTCCAACATATATACAAAAATATGTAATTTGATTACATAAATTATGGAAAGTCATGTCTTAATACTTAAGAGCAATCACATTCAGTGATTTTCAGCTCAGGAGTAATGGAATTGAAAATAAATTTAAAGGAGGGAAAATAATGCAAAAACTAGATTTGAAAATTCAAATAAAATTAGAAAAATTAGATCAGATAGAAGACGTTGTAATTAAAATCACAAAAGCATTAGAAAAAGAGTGCAATTGCACTTGCACTCTTGATGTAATTATTCAGTAAATGAGCCAGAGAATTTTACAAATTCTATATCAGTAGAGCTTAAAGACACAATATCATTTTTACCAACAAAAGTAAGCATTTTATCGTACAAATAGAATTCTTCAAATTCTTCTACCTTTGTCATTTTTCCATCTCCATAACCTGGAGAGGTAATGTATTGGAAATTATCAACGAGAATTTCTTTCCCAGACTTTAAAGAAATATAAACACTTTTATCCATAAATTTCACCCCCTTTCAATATGATTTTACCATATTAAGGAGAGAAAGGAGAAAAAATGAGTAAATCAATAAAAGAAAATGAAAATATTTATCGTAAAGCAAGAATAATAGCATCTGATTTTAATGAAAAATTTAAAAGCAGAGAAGGTGCTAGTGAAGCTATTGGTGTGAGCAAAGATTCATTAACTAATTATGAATTAAATCTATGTAAGCAGGTACCAGTTGATATTGTTGTTAAGATGTCAGATGCATATAATTATCCAGAGCTTTTAAATCATTATTGCTGTAATGAGTGTCCAATAGGAAAACTTACAATAAGTCCAGTGAGCCAAGAAAATATTGATAATATATATAAACTTTCAATAAGCATTTTTAACTTGTTAGGTTCAGATAACGAAATGAGTAAAATGTTATTAGATGTTGTTGCAGATGGAAAAATAACAGAAGATGAAAAACCAAAAGTAGAATATATAGTTGATAATTTAAAAAAGTTATCAGGGTTTACTAATGATTTAGTTATAGCTTTTGAGAAACTAGAATAGGAGGAATAATTTTATGGAAGAGATTTTATTTACAGTTAAAGAAGCATCACAGCTTTTAAAGACTGATGAACCAACAATAAGAAATCTTATAAGCAAAGGCTTTTTGAAGGGATTGAAACTTGGAAGACTTAAGGTTAGAAAAGCAGAAATTGAAAGATTTTTAAGCTGGGCAGAAGGTAAAGATTTAAGTGATCTTGATGATATTAAAGATTTAGATTATGTGATTCAAGAAAGGAGAGATAAATTCAAATGTGTGCAATAAAATGTCCGAGGTTTGTCCGTAATAGCCATAAATTACGCAGCAACATTTTAGATAAAAGTTTTAGAAAAGAACATTTGCTTAAAGTTTGTTGTGGGGATTATAAAAAATGCAATTTATGTAAGGAGGATTAGAGTAATGAGGAAAAATGGAATTGAGAAATATGAAGATATCATTTTGGCATTAGCAGCATTGACAATGAAAGCTAATAGGGTTACTAACCATCATTTTTTTATAGATTTTGCAGGTCATGTTGATGGAGTAAATATTTACTATTTGGAAAATGGGTATAAGGAAGGTGCAGACAATAGAATTGAATTGTTAAGAATTGGTTGTAACGTTGATAATGATATCTTAGATAAGTTTTATAAATGCAAACAGGATATTGTAGCTTTAATAGAGGGGAGTGAAAACAATGGGTAACTTTTCTATAGCTTGCAAGGCTAAAGACTTAAAAGATATACTTGCAAGAACATTGCTGGAAATGAAAAAAGAACCTTCTGCAAAGGTTCAATTATAAGCTTGATTTAATATTCTTAGAGATACAGATTACCGTCTGTATCTCCATTATAAGATAGAATGGAGGAATTGTAAACATGGTTTTAGATTTTTTAAAACAGCTAAGAGCAAAAGTCAGTCAAGAAGATTACAAAAATATTCTTGATATGACAATCGATGATATAAGGTTTAATAGGACAAGTTTTGGTAAAAAGACAAGTCCAGGAGAATTTATAGAGATATGTAAAAGGTGTTGTATTGCCTTAAATAGATGTAATGGAGGGGTTAGAGTATGAGTAAAGTAATATCAATTTTAAATATAAAAGGTGGGGTTGCAAAGACTGTTTCAACAGTCAATATTGCGGCAGAACTAGGAAATCAAGGTGAAAGAGTATTAGTTATAGATTTAGATCCTCAAAGCAATTCAACCAAATACTTAGATTTATATAATCCAGAAGGAAAAAGTTCTTATGATTTATTAAATGGTGAAGATGTTCAGATATGTACAACTAAATATCAAGGTGTATCTATGATACCTGCAAATATTAATTTAATTTCAAGTGAATCTGAAATATTAGCAGATACTAAAAGGGCTAGGGAAACAAGGCTTAAGAAGTGGATGAAAAGTGTTGAAGATAAATTTGATTATATACTTATAGATTGTCCTCCATCTTTGGGAATGTTAACAACTAATGCATTAGCTGCAAGTAAATATGTATTAGTGCCATTGAAAATTGACAAATTCGCTCTTGATGGCTTTGAATATTTACTAAAAAGTATAGATTCTACTAGGCAAGAATTTAATGATAAATTAACGCTACTAGGTGTTTTTGTAACTATGGATAGAGCAACTAAGATAAGTCGAGAGATAAAGCAAGAGCTTAGAGAAGAACTAGGAGATTTATTTTTCAAACAAACAATAAGAGAAAATGTGGATGTAATAAAATCTACGTTTGAAGCTACTCCATTAATTTATTTTAATAGCAAGGCTAATGCTGCTAAGGATTATAAATCATTGGTGGAGGAGTTAAAATGTCGAAGTATTTAAAGGGGTTAGCTGATAAGGTAAATGGAGTAGAAAAGAAAAGTTTTACACAGGAGCTAGATATAAATAGTCTAGTTCCATCCTCAAATAATTTTTATGGAATCAGAGAGATAGAAGAGCTTGCTGAATCAATTAAAGAAAATGGATTGATTCATAATTTGGTTGTAAGAAAAAAGGCCAATGGTACTTATGAGATTATTTCAGGTGAAAGAAGATTTCATGCAACTAAAAGCTTGGGTTATAAAACATTACCATGCCAAGTTAAAGAAATTAGCGATTTAGATGCAGAGATAATGCTTATACAGGCAAATGTGGCACAAAGAGAATTATTACCTACAGAAAAGATGGAAGGAATTAAACGTCTTAAAGCCATCTATGAGCAAAAGAAAGCTAATGGGGAAGAATTGCCTAAGGGAAAGATTAGAGACTTAATAGGGCAGGATATGAAGCTTTCTGGAACGCAAGTAGGTCGATATCAAAAGGTAGATAAAGATTTAATTAAACCGCTTAAAGAAAAGCTTGATAAGGAAGAAATAACATTAACGCAAGCACATACTATTAGTAGTTTAACTAAAGATGAACAGAATGTAATTCATGAAGAAATTAAAGATTTAGATCCTAAAGAATCTAAAGAAGAGGTTGAGATTTTGATTAATGGAATTAAGCAGCCTGTTCAGAATAATTTGGACAAAGAATTACTTGATGAAATGTATCAACCTAATACTATAGAAACAAAGGAAGAAGGTTCTGATCAAGAATATAAGTTAATAGCAGCATTTAAAGAGTTTGCACATCCCAAGCTTATAATCTCGAATAATTATATTAAAAGTATAATTCATATAAGCAGCTTTAGAATTACTGATTCTAGATTAATTATTGGTGATCCTTGTGATAAGAACTGTTATTTAAATATTAAAATTAGTAGTTTCGATAAGACAAGTGAAGTAGAGCTAGAAGATGGGAAAACAATAAACCCGCCAATTTTATATAAGATATCAGATGGTATATATGTATGGTTTAAAAGAAAGATAGCAGGGATTTTATAAAATATTGGCTTATAGTAAAGGCATAAGCTACTAAATACAACAAGGAGGTGCACCATGAAATTTACTCATTTAGGATTTAGTCAAGCGAGAGCTATAGATATGGATTTAGATGATAAAGACTTAGCTATATTAAGATGGTTTATTGACTTCAAAGACAGTAAAAAAATAACTAAAAGAATATTTAATGATGAAGTATTTTATTGGGTTAAATATGATGCTGTTATTGAAGAATACCCTATATTCAAATTTAAGAAAGATACTGTATATAGGAGGCTTAAGGGACTTGCTAATAAAGGTATATTAAAGCATAGAACACTAAAACAAGGTGGAGTATGGAGCTACTATACATTGGGAGATAAATATATTGAATTAATATCAGATAAAGCTCCAGAAGAAAATCAAGAAGATGAAAATGACCAAGAAATAAGTGAAAGTAAAGAGGTCGGAAATAAATCCGAAGTGTTCGGAAATGAATCCGAATCAAACGGATTGAAACACGGAACGAAAAGGTTCGGAAATAAATCCGAACCAAACGGAAATGAATCCGAATCAAACGGATTTAAATCCCGAACGAAAAATCCATCTACTATATCCATCTACCATAATATATATAGTGCAAATGATGCACAAGATATTTGGAATGTATATCCTAAGAAAATAGGTAAGGCTCAAGCTATTAAAAAAATACCTGGAATTTTAAAGATTTATGGTAAGGAACATATAACAAGGTGTGCTGAAAGATATGCAAAGGAAGTTCATGGGAAAGATGCACAATTCATTCTTAATGGCTCAACATTCTTTAATGGGAGGTTTGAGGATTACCTGGATGAAAATTATAAATTGGCACCAGTAATAAATATTAATAAGCATGATGAAAGTAAAACAATTGAAATAGATGAATCAAAGTTAGGAGCGATATGACATGGCAGAAATCGGAAGTATATTACCAAACAGTATTGATGCAGAGCAAGCAGTTCTTGGGTGTGTAATAAACAGTGTAGATATATTACTAGAAGTTGAATTGATTTTATTAGCAGATGATTTCTATGTTGATAAACATAAGAAAATTTATGAAATAATAATTTCGCTCTTTAATCGTAGAGTGGGAATAGATCTTGTCACAATCTTAGAAGAAATAAGGAAAAAAGATTTACTTGAGCGTTGTGGTGGAGTCACTTATATATCTGAATTGGCTACTTCATACTTTGCAAGCACAAATGCTATAGATTATGCAAACATAGTTAAAGATAAATCTAATAGACGAAGACTAATACAAGCTAGTAGAAGTTTATTAGAAAGAGCATATGAAGAAGAAGATATAAAAAGCATTATTGATAAAGCTGAAAATGAGCTGTATCAAGTATCAAGCAGTCAAAATACAAGTGATGTGACAACAATAGATAAAGCTATAGAGCAAACACTTATAAATTTAGAAGAAAGATATATAAATGGTGGGCAAATAATTGGACTGTCAACTGGACTTTCATGTGTAGATAAAATAACGTGTGGGCTTATAAGAAAGGATTTAATAATAATAGCTGCAAGACCATCAATGGGAAAAACAGCATTTGCATTAAATATAGGTCAAGCAGTATCGAAAAATGCCCATGTAGCAATATTTTCATTAGAAATGTCAAAGGAACAGTTAACAGATAGGCTAATGGCAGCACAATGTTTAATTGATTATTTGAAAGTTAAAACTGGGCAATTAAATGATAAAGAATTTGAAAAGATATTTATAGGTGCTAATGAGCTATCAACTAGAAAATTAGTTTTAGATGATACAACAACACTTCTTAGTGATATTAAAGCTAAATGCAGAAAGTTAAAAATACAAAGTGGGCTAGATGTTGTGATAATAGATTACCTCCAGCTCATACGAACAACATTGAATACAAACAATAGAGAACAGGAAGTATCTCATATTTCTAGAGAACTTAAAGCTCTAGCTAAGGAATTAGATATTACAATGATTGCACTATCTCAATTATCAAGAGCACCTGAGTTAAGAGCAGATCACAGACCTATATTATCAGATTTGAGAGAATCAGGTTCTATAGAGCAGGATGCAGATGTAATTCACTTCTTATACAGAGATGAATATTACAACAAAGAAACAGAAGATAAGAATATAGCAGAAATTATTACAGCTAAAAATAGAAATGGACAAACAGCAACTACAAAGCTGGTATGGCTTGGACATTATCAAAGGTTTGGAACTTTAGATGTTATAAGGGGATAAAGTGAATGAATAAGAATAATGAGA